TTCGTTGGCTCTATTTAGATGATACCGGGCTTCCTCTATACAGAACTTTTGATGTTCATCCATTATTCACTTGTGTGTCAGCTTCTTTAAGTATGAAACATGTTGGACATTTATGGTACTTTGGGAAGCATGTTAGACATGCGTAGTGAGGACATTTCCTAAACTTTACACATTTCTTGATGTTAAGACAAAGTAGACAGTCTACGTCATCCTTAAAATCAAGAATTTGATTCTCGAATTTCCAGAAACAGAGACTACATACCTTCAATCCTGTGTACATCTGTTTATGACAGACATCAAAATTAGGACAGGGTTCCTTGATCATTACTATATCGTGGGGATGAATTCCCACTGCAAATCGCAACAAATCTTTTTCCATATCACATCTTGTTGATAAAGTTTTTCTTTAGATTTGAGTAATGGAAAGTACTGAAGATATTCATCTGCTCCCAAGAGTTCACAAAATTTATAGAGGACGTATGAATAACTAAGAAAGTTTTTCCTTTCGGAAGGGCAGTTGTCATCAAATGGTTTTTGAATATCCTTAAACATAATTCGCAATTGTTCTTCCAGTTCTTGTGGCATGTTAGGCGCTCTGATGCCATTCAGAATATTTGTTATATATGGAACATGTTCATAGTACTTGTTTAATCTCAACTTTTTGAGCAATCCTCTAATTTTAGCGTGTGTAATTTCATCCAATTTCTTGATCTTAATCTTTTTGAGTTCAGATCTCAATTGTTCCATCACCTCATCGGGTATCGTTGTCATTTCCTGTGCTTGAAACTGACTCAACCATTCATTGAAGTGGTTCTCCCTTTTGTAACTATAATTAACAACTTTCTCCGATGTTTCTTGTTCTTCTCTATATGTCAACTCTTCGCTAATCAGACACGCTATGACTAGACCACATGAATCACATACAAGTTCACTTGTATCCTGAAAATGTACTATGTTACTCGATGAACAGGTCGTACATTGTTCTATTATACGATCTTTCGATCTGGCTACATTTTGATTTTCTACTTCAGCGAGATAATCGATGAATATGTCTTTACGTTTTAGACCCACTGTCTCTTTCACGTTGAATACATTATCAGTATTTGTTTCGATACCATTCTCTTCTACATATTGATTCATATATGGCATGCACTTGATTATATACTCAGACATCTCATCTTCGTACCTGCTTTTATTTGAAGGATCGGTTTCAATAAGATTGTTCCAATTTTCAATCTTATTGTTATACCTACTTAAAAAGTTTCCCTCCATTATAATTAAGAATGTTGATCAAACTTTTAAGTACTGTTATATTTTGGTACAAAAAATTGACTACATATCCAGACTATCACATTATTTCAGAGGAACTTGAGTATAAAATAGACTATAGAATAAAGTATCAAATCGAAGATGAATTCAGGAAAAATGAAAGTAAGGATTGGGATGGTGTACTCGATGAATTCTATGTACTCGTGAGTGGTAAGAACTTCAGAAATACAATTGTTCCACAAAATGTCAAGAAACTGATACTAAGAGTCAAGTATTGGTATGGTGGTAAAATATATAAGGCGGTATCAACGAATATAAACTTCAAACCAGGGCAAGTTGTCGAGGAAGGTATGAAGTTTTCAATCCCAATTAGTAGTGCTTGGATCGTGGATCATGATGATAAACCACAGGTAAACATTACTGAAAAGGTCAAAAGATATACTGGACCGAGAAATGATTTCCACGGGGAATCTGTACCATTACAAGATTTTCTATATTACACAACGAAGATGCTTCAGAAGAAGTACCCCAAAGTGTTACTTTTAAATACAATAGGTATGAAAAAGATTTTACTTACACGTGAAGACCTTACAACTGATCTTCGGATACCTTAGTTGCGAGGTAGAACTTGAGATCACCTAGATTGGCGACGTTATACTTCAAGATTAGGAATCTATTACCCTCTTCCTGCATGATTTGCACAGACGCACACATACTCGTCGCCTTTGTAAATATATTCAGGTACCTCAAAGAATAGAGTCCACCAATTTCAGAACTTTCTTCGGGACATTTAATACATGTCTCCTGTGAGGCAAAATCACCGTTACATTTTAGTCTGAAATCAAATCCACTTCTCGTGATTTCAATATCCGTTCCAATATTTGACATGTCCCGGCAGAGTCTCTGGAAATCCGCCGATGGTAATATTGTATTACTTGTCATCGTAACATTTGGAACTTCAATGCGCGATTCATTAATGTCGAGAAGTTTAAGTTGAAAATGTGTGTTCGTCTTTTTAGAATCACTTATAATTTCAATATCCATATGTTCTTTTGAATTGATTTCAATTTTCAAGACATCATTATTTGTAATTGTTTTTAAAAGTTTGAAAGTATTTGAAATATTAATTCCAGCGATAATCTCTTGTTCACAAGAATATTCCTCAAAATTGTCTGCTGCCAAATACATATCAACTAGGGATGTCCTAGCTGTGTCGAGGGTTACGATATACATTCCATCCGGTTGAAAGTAAATGTTAACATCATTTAGAATGTCCTTGAGTACTTCAAAGATGGACTTTACGGCCGAAGCTTGTATAGTCACTAATTTCATATCTATACAATATTGTGCGTTAGATCTTTAAATCTGTTCCGAATAAACAACGCCTTTCGCGACATCTCTATTAATCTTGTCTTCAAGATCTCGTGTCATGGCTGGCTGTAGTGACTGACCGTAGTTATCAAGTGAAAATATATCAGTGTCGTTATCATTACTATCAAGGGTAGTCATAGTACAGGCCCCACCCAAGCCACAATGTTCTACATCTTTGGCTGGTAAAAGTGATTCCAGCCAATTTTTTATTTCGTTCCCCACCAAAATCTTTCCATTTTTCGTTAACATGGTGGGTACTCTGGTGATTTTATTGTGGTATGCGGGTGGGACACCTTGAGTATTGACATTGTGATAGTGTACAATTTGTTTCAGTTGAGTGTGTCTGTTCACATACTCTACGATCTCCATTGAATGTTTGCACCTCGGGCTGTAGACCAGGAGTGACATCTAATATGTATATGGGATTTTCTAAAAAAAAATTAACGCATACTAGTAAAGATGAATGTCCTTTTGATAATCGCACTTCTTGTGATTATTGTCCTGTTGACTCAACGAGAATCGTTCACAGAGAGCTTTGGTCTTTCAGGCTACACAAAACCAACCGGATCTATTAGATTTGATGATGCCAACCCGGACCTCAGTGCTTACACTCAGGCCGAGGCTAAGGTCAGCAACGATCTCATGGAAAAGTTTATCATGATGACAAACAAAGAAATTTCAAAGCGCACGGGGCTTTGCACGTATGTTATCGAAACCACTTCAGTGAAGAAATATGATAGTAGTTCAAACAATTTGTATCAGTGTGCGTTTATGGTTGTCAAGAATAACGGGTTTGCATTCGGTTTCTCTGTGACAGCTTCGTTTGAAGTTCAAGGTGAAGATGTCAAACTTGTCTCTCTCCGCTCACAACCACTTGGTGTTCAAACACCAACCAATATCGCGCCATACACAGAGGGTTCGTCTGGTAAAGAGTTCTTGGATTACAAGTTAGTAAAAGAAAAGTCAGAACCAACTTTGAGTGAGTTTGAATCGGCTAAAAATAAATTGCGGTAATTGTAATGATCAGTATCAATGATGTGACGAAAATTGATGAAAAAAGAAAACAGATCAAAAAGGAAATATACAAAAAGATATATGAACAGTTTTCTCGAAAGATTAAAAAGGCGGTTGAGTTTGGTAATAAGCAGATATTTCTTACAATTCCGACGTTCTTAGTTGGATACCCGGTATTTGATCGATCAGCGGCCGCCCATTACGTGGCACGTCAATTCAAACATGGTGGTTTCAATGTAAACGTCGTCGGTGAATACGAAATATATGTGAATTGGATTGTAGATAAAAAGAAAGATTCGAGAAATACTGAACATACAGACGAAACACAGTTCCCTGATTTAATGAACCTTAAAAAGATTGCAAATAAGTACAGGAGAGGTGCGTAGTAAAGGGTGTAATTAAAAAACCTCTTAATCATAAATGGATAATTTAAATGTACTGGTTGAAGCCAAGCGCGAATATTTGGGTCAACTTTGCCTTATTATGTCTCCAGCTATGATTGAAGTTTTCCAAGATATGTATGATGAAGCGACAAAACTTTCAAAGGGGCGAAAGACTCTCGTCATGTTCCAAAAACTTCTCAAGGAAGTTCCAAACTGGTCGAACGCCATGTCGAAGCAGCACACCGATAACATCGCGAACCGCTGTGCGTGGTTTAACGACTTGTTGGCGGCTGTTTTTGTTGCGTGTACTAAGATTCTTTCAGCTGTTCGTCTCAAGGCGGACAATAAGAAGATTAGTCTCAAACTTCCAACAAATGAAGTTTTCATTCAAACGTGTTACAACAATGCTGCGAAAGATCTCTACAAAGACCCCTACGTGTTCCACGACGAACAAAGTGAATATGTGCGCGATGAGAAGTTAACTGAGCGTTTTTGTGCGTGTATCGAAGCTAGTGTTAAAGAGCTTATCCCAGTTCAACAAATTCTTCAAACATACATGTCCCAAGAGACCCGAGACATTGACTTGGATGGAGAAATTCAGGATAGCGAAGACCCCGACGTTTTCGAGGGACAAGATGCCGAACCAGAACCATTCCCAGAAGAAGAACAAGAAATGGAACCAATGCCCGAAATTGGTGGTGAGGTGGAACAGTTGCAACCAACCGGTCTCGAAAATGAATTTAAGACCGTCCCCGGTGTCCAGGCCCTTGAACCAGAATGTGAACCGGAGATGCAACCAGTGGAACACCAACCACAACAACCAGAGGAAGATGATAACGTCTTCTTCGGTGATGCACCAGAAAGCCGTACAAAAAAAGTTGCGTATAATTAAATGGAAGATCTCTCCGAATATCTCCGAGACCCCATCAGCGCAGCGATGATCGCCGCCGGTATAACTGCTGGTTACATTCACTTCAAGGCGTATCTCAATAATGAAGGAAAATTAGAACTAAATAAATACACAAAACCAGCGTTGCTCAATGCCATCCTCGTTTATTTCATCGTGTCTAACGGCCTTGGTCAAAAAGAGACTATATCTACAGACCCTTTTTAAACTTAAAGATTTACTTCATATTATAAGAAAATGACTTCCGTGAATGCCTTCAACGACATGCTCGGTCAATTTCTTGTGGAATTGCACAAGACTTTTCCAGAGGAAAAAGACGTTAAGAAAATGATGACTTCATTCGAAGTCTTGCGAACCACGAGTCCCCGTTTGGTGGTTGACGGTTTCATGAAAGGTGTGAGTCCGTACGCCGATAGAATCTCGGCGAAGGATGAAACCTTCCTTTTGAACGAGATTGACACGATTGATTTCTTGAAGGAATTGAACATTAAGAGTTACTGGACTCGTATGAGTACAGGCACGAAAGATGCTACGTGGCAATATCTTCAAACTCTGTACATGCTCGGTACGACTATTACGTCGATTCCAGCGGATACATTGAACCTCATCGAGGGTATCGCCAAGGACTGCGCTGAAAAGATGGAGACGGAAGGTGGTGAACTCGACCAGGCTGCGCTCATGAAGATGATGGGCAGTATGCTTGGTGGACTTCCCAAAAAATAAACCTCATGATATACTAAATGAAGGCTTGGTTCGACGATCCAAAGCAACTCATCAAGGAAAATAAGATTACACAATTCTGGCCCAATAAAAATCAAACATCAGAAGACCGAATTAATGCTGCTTCCCGTTTTATTATTTACGCGACTTGTATTATTTACCTCACACGCCGTGATCCACGGATCTTTATTTTAGGTGGTACGGTTTTGGGTGTTCTTTATGTTATGTACAAGACAAATATGGTTAGAGAAACATATGGTACTCCAGTTTCTGGAGATACTGGATGCCACATGCCATCTATTGATAATCCAATGGGAAATGT